TTTAAAGACACCAACATATGATTAACAGATTCTGGACTAAAATTAACTGAATCAACTTGCATAGTATAACTAGCTGTTGCACTTGCGGTTAGAGCATCAAGTTTAACGAAATTTCCAACTGTAGGTGTTTTTCCAATATATGCCATTATAGTTTATCCATTTCTGTTTTTACTGATGTCCAATTAGGCATATCATTTGGTTTAGTACCAAAAACAGCTAAACCATTATTATCTGCAACTACCCATTTAACATTGGAATTATATTCATTTTCATTTGTAACCTGTCCTTTAATTACAAATTGTTTTGCATTTAATGTTTCTAATGCGATTGAAATTTTTGATCTAGTCATTATGCTCCTATTTCCATTAGTGTCATTGTAATTGGTGAAATAGCATTACACACTGCAACTGCTCTAGCTGAGTTGTCAGTTTTAGCATCTAGACTATAAGAAATAGAACTACTACTTGAAGGACTATCTAAATATGAAACAGATATTGTTCCTGAAGCTATATTGCCATTTACTTGTCTAATAACTTGTAATCCGTGCATAATTTCTGTTGAGTCTCTTCTAACTGAATAAAATGCTTCATAGGAAGGACTTCCATATAAAGCCCATCTACCACCAGATACTACCACTAAAACTTTACTTGTATTTAATGTAGGTGTGATACTTTTACTAAAAACATTACTGTAAGAAGTTGTACTAATTTCTGTATCTGTTGAAAATTTTTCAGTTACGACCTGTAAAAGTTTACCAGCACTTACATTAGTTAAATTAGCACCACTTATTGCTGGTAATGTGCCTGTTAAATCTGAGGCATCTAAATTTGTTAAATTACTTCCATTCAAAGCTGGAAAAGTACCAGAAGTTATTTTTGTTGCTGGTAAATCTGGAACATCATTTACTGATAATGGAACTGTTGCTGGTTGAACTCCTATAAATCCCATGTTCCCTCTATGTTATTTCTAATATGCTTAGTGTTGCATCTATCTTTGCCGCAACCGAACAATCAATTTTCAAAATATCAGTTGTCTGAATTACGATCTTGCCACCTGTTAATAGTTCTAAAGTTGAATTTGCTGGTATGCTTACATCTTTAACTAATAAAACTGTTTCATTTGTTTCTGTATCTGATGTATCTGAAACTAATTGAACATCTACTGTTACAGCCGCAGTATGAATATTACAAAGCATTAAACCTATAACTACTGTCGTTGTTGAACTTGGAACTGTGTAAAGAGTTAATGGCGTTCCAGCACTTGCTGGCATTGCTCCATTTGTTTTTACTTTAAAAGTATTAGCCATTTATATCTCCTATCCTAAAGCTATTGCTAGTGGTAAAGCATTTGGGTCAGCCTCAGTAATTGTTCCTGTAACTGACATTGCACTTGTAATAGCATTACTAGAAATGTTGATCTGAAACAACTCAATATTATCAGAGCCATCATTTAATTTTACTTTAAGAACTCCACTTGTTCCATTATCTACCCACATTGTGCCTGTAGTAACAGAAGCTGGTGCAGAACTTCCAATGTGCATTGAGTTCATAGCACCTAAAATATTGTTTAATTCAGTTCTAAATGCTGAAAAACCTTGATTTGCTAAACTTACATCACTTACTTGGCTCATTGTGTATCTATTAAATTATTATGAAGAACTTTGCAACCCATAACCTTTTGCTATGTAATCAAAAGTTCTATCAACAGCAGAACCAGAACTATTAACAAAAGCAATAGTAAATCCATTAACTGTTTTACTTGTTATGGAATATGTATCTCCTGTAAGCATATTTTGAGCGGCAATACCAAGAGAAGGTGCGGCATAAAAAGGATTAGTATAAGTTATTGCTCTTGAACCAGAACTTGTTGTTAAATCGCTTTGAGCAAATGTTCTTTCTTCCATATTAAGTTTTATTGATATTGTTTTTACATTACTTGATGTTTGGCTATCATCATTACTTAATTTTAATCTAAACTTAGCAAATTTAAACTTAAAGGTGGCTGATTGAGTTATATCTACAAAAGAAGTACAGTTATCTAGGGAAGTTGTTGATGTTGCTATTTGCACCCTATGAAATGCGTGTATTTGTTCTGTTCCATCAAATGGTGCTTTTGCTTCATCAAATAATAATGCTCCTTTACCACTATCAAATAAATCATAAGGGTTTTCTGCATCTAAAGTGATTGTAGGCTCAATATTACCATCATAAATATTGGATAATGATAACGAATTGCTAAAATTATAAAAACCTTTTGCGTCTCTATTAGAATTATTAAAGTTTGGATTTGATGTTGTATCAGAACCACCTAGTTCAAAATCACCACTTGGTGAATCAAAGTTTCCAATAGTATCATCAAAATTTGTAACTGTATCAAGAGTTAATATTACATCTCCGCTAGGGTCAATTTTTACAGCTAAAGGCAATGTTGCGTCCATTTGATTTGCCGCTTCAACAATATCTGGTGTTTCTGTAAATGAAGAAACTAATTGATATGCTTGAATATCTGAAATGTTTGTTGTTACTATATTAGCTTCAGCAGAAGTATTACTATTTTTATCAACTGCTTTTATTAAATAACTTCCTGTTCTAGCTGGTACAATTACATTATCGCATTTTCTTCTAGGACATTTTACTAAGTTTGTAGAGTTAAGCCAATTTGCACCAGTTGTTACATCTTGAAATCTGATTTCATAAAATGAAATATCTAAATCACTTTCTTTGCTTGGAGGTGTCCATGTTAGTTTCATATGATCTTGTCCGTGCATTTCAACAGCAAAATCTTCAACATTACTTGGTGCTTCAACACCTCCAACAATAACTCTTGTTGCTGATACAAAAGTTGATTTGACACCTAAACTATTTACAGCCCTTACTCTAACTTGATATTCTGCTCCATCTATGACGTTTAAATGTTGATACTCTAATATTTTACCAACTGATATTTCTCTAAATGAATCAGTTACAGTATTTCCGTTTTGATCTTTAGTTTGTTTTATTTGTACTTCATAATTATCAACAAAGTTATCAAGAGAAGCACCAACAGTTATAATAAGCCTTGTTATGACTATTCCATCTGCATATTCTACTAATTCATCTGTTAAAGAAATAGAAGCTGGGGGAAGAATAGAAAAAGGATTTGGAAGAGTAGTATCTGGTATTGTATCAACTTCTTGCTGTGTTCCAAATGTATAATAACTATCTTGATGTTCTGATAAAGTTAATTGAACTGTTGAGTCTGCATTTATACTCATTGCCTGTACTCTAAAAGGTTTTGCACTAAAAGCTGGGGTAGCGTGAGTTATATTAACAATATCACCTATTTGTAAATCTGTTGCTGTACCATCTACATTTATTGAAACATCTAAACTTGATCTAGACCTTCGTAAAATAATTTCTGCCATTTCTTGAGCTTGATATGGGCTTGTAAGCATTGAAAAATCAAAACGCCCTTCTAATAAAATATCACCATCTGCTGTTTTCATTGTTGCGTGTTGATCTGCACTAGCTAATCCTGTTTCATCTACTGGTGGAAATTGAACTTCGTCTGATTGATAATTTTTATTTTTAGATGATACTTGTATTCCTCCTATAATATTATCTTCTGTTAAACTTATTGCGGCTGAACCAGTTGTTTCAACTAAAACTTTATATGCTCCAGCAGTATAATTTAAAATACCTCTACAACCTTTTAAAAACTCTTTAACATTATCAATAGCTTTTTTTGATGTATCAATAACAGCATTACTATCCATTAAATCAATCTGACTTGCACCAGAATAAGGCGTTATGTTTACGTCACATACATCACCAGCAGTTTGCCATTCTGCAAAATTAGAATCAAAATAACTATTTGCAATACCCATACCAAATCTTGTATTGCGTAAATAATCTAATAATTGATAAACTGGATTATCAGAATAAGCCCATGTGCTTGATGTATCTGCTCTATGTGAACCACTTCCTCCTGTTAATGTACCATCTAAGTTTGGATTATAAACTTTCTTACCTTTTACAACTGCATTAACTGTTGGTAATGAACCAAAAGCGTCAGCGTTCCATTGAAAGCGTACAGCTAAATATGCTAAACCTCTAAGTTTATGGTTACTTGTCCATGATGTTAATGTGCTTAACAAACTAGAAGCTGATTGTGAATCACTTCCATAATGAGGTTCTACTGTTATTAAACTTTCTGCGGAAGAGTCAGCGTCTGGTGCTTTAAAATAATTACTGTCGGAACTATTAACTGTGATTTGTGTATTGTCTGCAATATCTGCTGACCATGTTACTAAATTATCGTTTACATGAATTTCTGTAATATCATCTATTTCTCCTTCACCTAAAACTAAAGCCATGTATAAATATTGATTATCTGTTCCAGATGTTTCTAAAAAAGCAACATTACCTCCTACTTTTCTTGTTCCATAAATTATAGGTATAGCGGCATTAGCAGATATTTTATTGACTAAAACACCTCTAGCAGTTTGATCTTGGTTTACATCTCCAAAATCTGGAATATCTGGAATTGGTAATATCCATGAAATAACACTTTCAACAATATCAACAATAACATCTATAATATCTCCAATAATAGGAATATCTATATCTGGAACATCACACATTTTATTTCATTCTCCAAATAGCACCCATCTGTTCAAAACCAGCCCTTTTCATTAATGGTTCAGCAATAAGTTTTGTAGAGATAGACATATGTATTGGTTTTTCTTTAGCTTGATTTTTAATTATTTTCATCATTTGATTAAACAATTCAAAAGACCTATGATCTTTTAAAACATACATTGTTTGTACGTTTAATAACTCTTCTTTAGACCATAAATATTCTGTTTGATGTAATACCACTAAACCTATTAGTTTGTTTTTATCTAAATTTTTAGCAAGTAAAATTTTACCATGTTCCATAAAATAAAATATTCTTGTTTTAAGTTTATCTAAATCAACACTTGGATAACCTAATTCTGGAATTTCTTTTTCAAACTCATAAAGAATATCAACTATTTCATTCATATCTTTTTTTTTGCCTTCGTAAAAATGATAACTACTCATGTTCTCCCCCATTTAATATCTCTTACTGTCAATGCTGTAAATTCCATTCCTAGATCACCACTAAAAAATCTTTGCTGTGAATTACTTGAAGTTTGTCTGCCACTTGTTTTTTCAAATTGCCCCCAATGTGAACTAATTGTTAAAACTAAATTTGCTGTTGTCGTTGTATCA